TATATATTATATATATATATTATATATATATGTAGTAGTTTAGTAGTTAGTGGTTTTGAAGAAAAATTTGAAAAAAATTTAACGTATTTGGTACTACGTTATGACTAAGTTATGGCTACGTTAATACGTTAAAGGCCACTGAACGTAAAAGTGAATAATGGTTACTTATATTGGTTAGGAATTATATTTATGGTTTGTACTGTTGAGCAAGAAGCAACCATTATGGAATATTTGAGGGCCGGTAAGAATGCGTCTCAGGTAGCGAAGCTTATCGGAAAAGATAGGGGCTTTGTGATAAGGGTTGCTAAGAGGTGTGCAACCGAACTTGATATTGACATTAATGAGTGGTTGCGGAAGGATGCTGATGCCTTGAATAGCAAGACGAGCAAGGCTTTGACTGCTTGGACTAAATATCGGGACAGTGATAAGCGGCAAGAACTGTTAAGCAAGACGCTGGACAAGATGGACCAGCTATTGGAAAGTTGTGAGGATACTAAGCAGTTGCGGGATTTATGTGTTTGTGTGGGAATACTTGTCGATAAGTTTGCTGTGGAGCAGGGCAAGGGCGATGATAAGGCTAAGGCTGCATTAGTGGAAATGTTTGAAAAGATGGCAGAAGAGAATAAAGAACAATGAGTGCTTTAGTGATGCCGGTGGGTAAGCAACGGGACTTTATTCTAACGAAGCCTGCCAGGATTAATTTGTTAACAGGAAGCGTAAGAAGTACTAAAACGTGGGCTGTTAACTTAAAGGTTCTTAAGGATATAGTAAGTTTACCTGATGGAAATATACTTTTTGTGGGTAATACTGGCACTAGCTTATACAGAAACGTTTTAAGCCAGATAAAGGATTTGGTGGGCAAGCGGAATTTCGAGATGCATTCTGGCAAAAAGGAGTGCGAGATATTTGGCAGGACAGTGTGGATTGAAGGCGCAGATAATGTAAGCAGCTATAAGAAGATCGAGGGTGAGTCCTTGTTGATGGCCTACATTGATGAGTGGACCACGATTCCTGAAAGCTTTACTAATATGCTGTTGAGTAGGTTGAGCGATCCTGATGCCAGGTTGTATGGGACCTGTAATCCTGAGACTCCGCGGCATTACATTTATAAGAACTTCATACAACGGCAGGATGAATTAAATATAAATGTCTGGAAATTCACTTTGGATGATAATCCACACTTGCCTTTACAATACAAGGAAGATCTTTGTAAGGAGTATCCCAAGGGCACTGTCTTTTATGATCGGTTTATTTTGGGCAATTGGGTTGCGGCAGAAGGAAGGGTATTCGGACTGTTTAATAAAGATAATTGTAGGAGTCCGCCCAAGGAATCATACAGTCCAAAGGAGTTAAGAATTGGCGCTGACTATGGCACCCATAATGCTTGCGCCTGGGTGGCTTTAGAGAAATATATATTGCCGGGCCGGGTTAGGCCAACTTGGTTTGTGACAAGAGAATATTATTGGGACAGTGTAGCTGAACACGCCCAGAAAACGGATGCCGACTATTCAAAAGATATGGCAAAGTTCTGTAGCAGCGATTGGGGATATAGTAATAAAGTGGAAACTGTTGGCGTGAGTGGAAAAAGACTTTATGCTAATACGATAGAAGTAGATCCGAGTGCGGCTTCCTTTATTTTGCAGTTACAGCGCGATGGATTACATAAGGCTAGGGCTGCCGACAACAGTGTGCTGACTGGTATTAGGAAGATAGCCAGTATGCTTTCAAATGGTGACCTTTTTATTGATAAGGAAAGGTGTCCAGTGCTTGTTAGTGAAATGGAAACTTATGCTTGGGATCAATCTGCTGCTGACAGGGGCGAAGACAAGCCGCAAAAGATAGACGATCACCTAATTGATGCACTGAAGTATGTTGTTAATAGTATTTAATGGAGTTTATAAATGTTAATTGATATGAGTTGGTTGAATGCGTTGAAGCCGTTCCCACCCGAAGAAGAATTACAGCGATTAAATTCATATGATAGATATAATAATTTATATGAGGGACGACATGAAGCGGTCTGGGGAGACTTATGGGACCTAGCAGACATACAGGACAGTATTGATTTAGTTAGTTCATTCTTTAGTCGCAAATATAATGGTAAGAAGCTGCCGATGAACTGGTTTAAGGTTGTTTCAAGTGTTTACTCCGATATGGTCGTTGGAGAGCCACCCAGGTTTTCAGATGCGAATGGCCAGGAAGAACTTAAAGGCATTGTGACAAGAAGTGACTTGCCAATTGTTTTATATGAGGCTTGTAATAACTTTATTAAGTTTGGCAATGCAGTGCTGAAGGTAAGATTCCAGGGTGCAGGCAGTGCAGAACCAGGTTCCATAATAGAAAATATAGACCCGTCTATATGGTTCCCGGTAGTAAATCCAGACAACGTAAATGAGTATGTGGCGCATGTCCTTGCTTGGAAATTTAAAGAACAGATCGGCAGTAGTGTGGCTAGCTTGCTAAGGACAGAAGTGCATACTGCTGGCGCAATCGATAATCACCTGTACTGGATGAATGGCGATAAGATAGACCATGAAGTTGATTTAAATATAAGTAGTAAATATATTAATGTTCCTAAACATGTGGATACCGGAGTGCCTTACCCCCTTGTTTTTGTAGTGTCTAATATCAAAAAGCGCAATGACGTTTATGGCATAAGTGACTATGAAAGCATTGAAAACTTAGTTAAAGAGTTAGAAATACGCATTATAAAAATATCTTCTATTCTGGATATTCATAGCAGGCCAGCTATGACTGGACCTGATTCTATGCTGACAACCGACATGGAAACAGGCGAAGAAACTATGCGTTTGAATGGTCGGTTCTTCCCAATAAGACAGGATGAGGACGCACCTTCGTATCTTACTTGGGATGGGAAACTGGATAGCAGCTTCCAGGAAATGGATCGGCTGGTTTCTATGATTTATGCGGTAACAGATTTGAATCCTGCCGCAATTGGAGACTTTAGTGGGGGAGCGGTTGCTTCTGGAAGTGCATTAAGGCGGCTGCTTTTAAGGACCATAAGCCATTGTAATAGAATAAGAGCTAGATTTGACAGTCAACTTAAGAAAGCAATTAAGGCGGCATCCATACTTGATGTGCAAGGACGTATTGCAAATAGTGTAGAAGTTGATTTGGAAGTTATTGGTTGGCAGGATGGACTGCCTAGCGATGACCTTGAAAATAGTATGATCGAGCAGACAAGGGTCAATTCTGGACTGACGTCGAGGTCGTCTGCAATTATGAGGCTGGACGGATGCACGCGAGAAGAAGCCGAAGAAGAGTTAGCCCGCATAAAGCGAGAAGCACCGCCACAACAACAATGGGCAAAACCCATGAGTGGACAGGACATAAGTAATGCTAGTGCGAATGGCGGGATTGAAAAGGCCCCATTAATGCCGGATATTGTAAGTACCCTTAAAGACATAGGATACTTCAAGCAGAACAGTGGTTAAGATGGCTCTTCCTAAAGAACTTCAGGACATGTTGGATAGCATAGTCCTGGAAGACGATCAGGAAGAAGACCCGGATTGGCTAAAAGCTTTGATGCCTTTATTGTTAGCGAAACTAGGTAAAGGCATCAAAGACGCTAATTGGAAGTTGTGGGTAAAGGCGTGGCAAGACGTAATACAGAATGCCTTTGAGATGGGCACGGTTGGCGATACAGTTGGAACGGTTGCCCCGGCTTTAGTAGGGTCTGATGCTGCTATTAAATATTTTATCGAACACGGCATGGAATTGGTGAAGACCTTAAGTCAGACCGATGTCCAGATTCTGAAGGGCCAAATGATTGAGAATTGGGGCAAGGGTCCGGATGCGTTTAAGGATGCTTTTGAGGATCAATATAAGGGGCCTGCAAGACTAGATAAAATATACCGGACAGAGTACGTTCGAGCTCAGAACGAAGGCATTATGGTACGGGCAAAGGCTGCAGGTCACAAGTATAAGATGTGGCGATGCCCCAATGATGAAAGGAGCTGCCCGGAATGCAGCGCTATGGATTTTGAAGTTGTAGGCATCGATGAAATGTTTAGTGGTGGAGTAATGTGTCCGGGACTCCATCCAAATTGCAGGTGCGTCTTAATTAGCGTGGCTGATGAAGACAGCGAAGTGTTTTCGGAAGATGTCGAGCCGATTATCGCGTGAACACTATTTTTTTCGCAAACGACGCAAAGGGGGAAGGGCGAAGGAGCCGAAGGCGTGCCTTCACTTGTGAAGGGGCACGCCGTAGGCTCTGGAGCCATTATACGTTCTACTTGGAGATCGTGGGTTTTAGGGGCTAAAAACACGCGATTTCGTGCGGTAGTATATAAATGAAAATGCTGTTTTTTAGGTGCCCACCAAAAGGACAAGGAGGGGTGACAAGACAACTTTTGGTTGTTTTGTCCTTTCTTTGTTTGAGGGTGGAAGTATTTTCGTAAAACTTTTTTAAAATCGTTAAGTTGATTAAAAAGTTTTTTATGGTGACGACTTCCATAAAGTTGGTTTTATAAATGACACAAGATAAAGTATTTACTCAAGCTGAAGTTGACAGGATTGTCAGCGAAAGGCTTGCTAGGCATAATGAAGAAGAACAAGCAGTTAGAAACGAGTTAGCTGAATATAAAAATAAAGAAAGCAAGAACCTTCTGGATGCACTTAAAGCTAAAATTGCATCTGAGGTTGGGTTGCCAGCTAGTCTAATTGGCTTTGTTCAAGGCACCGATGAAGCAACTATAAAAGCAAGTGCTGAGGCTCTATTAACGGGTATTGGGCCCGGACCAAGCGTAGGTGGATCAAGTAGTCCAGCCGGGGGTAACGCCGCTCCTCATATTTATACTAGGGCTGAAATAGAAAGTATGAAGCCGGAACAAATTAATCAGGACTGGACAAATATACAGAAGCAGTTGGCTTCTGGTCAGATAAAATAAACAATAACCGTGAGTAATTTACATGACTATTGAAGGATTTATTGGCACTGTTTGGAGTGCAAGACTGCTTGAAAACCTACAAAAGAGTTTGGTTTACGGGCAGAATGGAGTAATTAATAGAGACTACGAAGGCGAACTTGCTGGCAAAGGTTCCACAGTTAAAATAACTTCCATTGGTGACATTACCATTGGGGATTATACTAAGGACACTGATATTGCACTGCCTGAAGCACTTAATGATGCTCAGACTACATTAGTGGCTACAGAAAGCAAGTATTTTAACTTTGCAATTGATGATGTAAGCAGGGCTCAAATGTCCAATAATATAATGGACGGGGCAATGAGACAAAGTGCTTACAATCTGGCTAATGTTGCTGACCAGTTTGTGGCTGCCACAATGGTTGCTGGCGTTGCTTCTGCTAACAAAATTGGTACTGATGCCCAGGGCAAGGTTCCTGATACTACGCCGTTAAACACCGCCTATGAATATATGCTTCAGATGGGCACAATGCTGTCCAATGCTAATGTTCCGAGAGAAGGCCGCTGGATTATTGTACCTCCTTGGTTTAGCGAGAAGCTTGCCTTGGATGAGAGATTTACCCAGAGTCCGGCTCTGTCTGGAAATATTCTAACTAATGGTGTTGTAAAGCAGGCTGCTGGATTCACTGTCTTGGAATCCAATAATGTGCCTACGGTTGCTGGAACTGGCGGAGATGCCGGTAAGACCAACTACAAGATTGTGGCTGGATCTGGCATAGCGACTACGTTTGCAGATTCTGTAAGCAAGGTCGAGGCTTACAGGCCAGAGCGCAGAATGAGCGATGCCGTTAAAGGCTTACATGTTTATGGCGCTAAGGTTGTTAGACCGTCTGCACTGGCTCTTTTGACTGCTAGGGCGGTGGCTTAAAATGGTAAGAGATGTTTTAACTATTAATACAGTGAGCCGAGATACTTTTGCGGCTCAGGATGCTGGCAAAGCTATTAGCCTTAGTGATGATGCCGAGCTAAGTGTTGCAAGTGTAGCTCAGGCTGATCATAAGGCACTGATGCTTAGGTTTTCTATTAGTGCAGCTACGGCTGGCGACACTATAACCATTAAGGCCGGAGATGGCTTTAGAAGTGGACTAGGCGACCTAGTTTATAGTTGTGCTGGCGGCGCTGCTGAAGTTCTGTTGGGTCCACTGGAAACAGCACGCTTTAAGATTCAGAGCACGGTAACCGATAAGGGTAAAATCCATATCGATTATGCTGGCACAACTTTGGCTGGCAAGGCTTTTGCGTACCTTATTGATAAGTAGAGGGCAGTAATATGCCTTCTATTTCTTTATGGGAGATGCCATGACCATAGCGGATACAGTGCCTTATGCAAGCGTATTGGAGTCGAATGATTATTTCGATGCAACAGATAACCACATGTATTGCAGCGAATGGAATTTTACCACACCGGGAGCTACTGCGCAGCTTACAACACATATGTCACTGTCGTTGGCTGAAAGGCTGACTTTTGTTGCGAAAAGTCCGGGCATTGCTGGCAATCTGGTGAGCGTTGAATGTGAAACAGGGACTGGACCTGGCGGCGCATTAACAATTGTGGTTAATGGCAATCATATTTTGATTCAGATGGCGACTGGCGGAAGTGCAACCTATCAGATAAGAACGTTAATGCTGGCTACGCCTGCGGTTATGGCCCTGTTAAGCGATGTAATCAAATACGGAAATACGGCGTATAGTGATCATAGTGCTGCTTTTTTGACTGGCGGTTTAGATCCTTATTCAGCGCCAAAGTTGCCGTGCTTGTGCGAGGCTACCCGGAAGATCGATGGGCTGAATTTAGCGGGCAAGAAAAAGGTTAGCACCCAGGTCAATCAGTTTCCAAGGATTTATATTAGGCCGGACGGTACTGAATATGAGCAAAGCGCGGTACCTGAAGATGTGAAACAGGCTTGCTGCGAAGAAGCGCTAGCTATCCTGAAATATGGAAATACTGCCAGATATAAGTTGAAGACAGAAGGTGTCACTAACTTTACTGTCGGGGCTATTTCTGAGACTTTCGATGGCAAGGTGTCATCATTGCTTAGTCCGGAAGCTGCCCGCATTATGAAAAAATATCTTGCTAAAAGTTATGTTATGAGGCGGTAAGATGGTTGTTACAACGCCTTCTAGCATATCCTTTTACTTGAATACGCCGGTTGTCCTTACTGACAGCAATAGTGAATATTATGGGACTAGCCCTTATTATTCTACGTCCGTTAATTTAATGGTCAGGTGGGAGGACCTCACCAAAGAGATTGTGGGTCTGAATGAGACTTACGAGCCGATTAATGCAGTTGTAAGTTCTGAGGCCTTTATCGATTTTGATTTGACTTATAAATTGCGGTTCTTTATAAAAGAGGGAAAGCCGTACTGGATCAAGCAAATGAAGATTGTGCCTAATCTGGATGGCGGCATAGATTATTATCAGTATTTTGTGGTTAGAATAGCGCATCTTCCGTAAAAGCGTTTTCATATTACTTATAATAGTTATAAGTTCTTTTTTGGAATTGTTGGGAGCTTATAATTGTTGGGGTCTGCCATCCCCATTTTTTTTTATAGAAAAAAGTAATACTTTGGGAGAAAAAAACGTGACCGTGAATATGGATGCGGCGATTTGCTTCAAATTGGAATCTGCCTTGAAGGATTTTTTGGAGGAGATGGCCGATAGCAAGGACATGTCACTTTCCGCATATTGCAGATATGTGATAGGTATTGGTTTAGATGAGCTTTATAAAAGAAATGTGAACATGCGCAAAATGGAAAAACAATTATAAAAAAGAAATAATATTAATTGCATAAGGGCGCTACGAACGCTCCTATGCATTTTTAAAAAGAGGGTCTTATATATGGTAAATGAACTTAGTAGTATAAATACTTTTTGGTCTATTTTTGACCAGCCAATATGCATAGATGGAAAGCCGATCCCCAAACCTGAAATCGGGTACAATGAGGAACTTTTGCGGAAATATTGTCCCTGGTTGTTCTAAACCATAGCGAATGCGAGCGTAGCTCGCATGAGCGTAAACATTTT